GTGGAAAAAGAACCTTTGCGTAAATTCGAATCCGCCGCCGAGAGAGCAATTTCGAAAATCTCTAAAAAATTAGTAAAGTTGGAAAAGCAGATGGGGGAGTATGATATTCCCTTATCCTCTTCGGAGTACTCTGAATATCTTGAGTATAAAGAGCTTTGTTCCAAGGAATCCACATATTTGGAACTTCTGGATGATATAGACAGAAGGCTAGTTGAAGATGATGCAGAAAAGTTGTATAATATTAAATTATATGAGATAATGAAATTTTGGGAAAAAGCTTTTTCTGAGCAAGGTTTAATTCGTTATATTATTCGAAATATTCTTGAGTATTTTAATAATAAGTGTAACACCTATTTGGCTTACTTAACTAACGGGCAAATGATGATACATTTTAATGAGGAGTTAGATGAGGCTCTTACCATTAATGGAAAAATAACTCATTATATTTCCCTGTCTGGGGGAGAAAAACGCAAGGTAAATTTGGCTGTAATGCTCTCTTTACAGAGTCTCCTGTCTTTTACTGAGAAGGAGCAAAGTAATTTAATATTTTTCGATGAAGTTGCCGAGAACTTAGATGAAGATGGATTGAAGGGGTTGTATATATTACTACAAGAATTAAAAAAGGACAAAACAGTCTTTCTTATAACACATAATAAGAATTTTAAAACCCTTCTGGACAATGCGGAGAGGCTTACTATAATTAAGAAGAAAGGCGTGTCAGCACTCAGGTAAAGGAATAAAATGACAATAGCACAGCTAAATAAATTAGGACAGGAAATCTTCGAAAGCAGGTATGCGTACCCAGGAGAAAAAAAGTGGTCTGAACGCGCTAAAGTTATTGCCAGGACCATGGCCTCGTCTGAAGCTGATAATGAAAAAGAGAAGCTGGAAAAGAAGTTTTACGATGCAATATCTTCGGGCGATTTCATCCCTGGAGGACGCATTAATTACGGTTCCGGGCGTAATGGCGGTAAGCATAATCTTCTCAATTGTTATGTTATCATTCCTGAAGATTCTGTCGAGTCGATAGGAAAAACTATTGAGGACACCTATAAGATATCCTGTGCTGGCGGGGGTATAGGGTTTAACTTTTCAAATATTCGTCCCAAGGGCGATGACATACAGAACAACAAGCATTCCGCTCCAGGCGCTATCTCAGTTATGCGAATGATTAATGAGATTGGTTACCATGTTAGGTCTGGGGGAAGTAGACGAACAGCACTTATGGGGATTTTGAATATTACCCACCCAGATTTCTTGGAGTTTCTTCATGTAAAATTAGATAAAAGGGAACTTAATAATTTCAACATTTCTGTGGCTATTACTAATAGGTTTCTGGAAGCCTGTGAGTTAGACGAGAATTGGTATTTTACTTTTAATAACAAGAACTATTATGTTTATGAGTTAGAGCGTGTTTCCAAGGATGGCGATGTTACCACTATAAATGTGGTTGCCACTGATATTGATGATGCTGCCCAGAGAGCCCTACAACATCACAGAAAGGGGTACGAAGATACCTTTACTATGGTTGGTGAAGTTGAGTTCAAGGCCAAAGATCTATGGAATAGAATTTGGACAAATGCTGTTGAGTCCGGGGACCCAGGGATATACAATATAGATTTAGCTAACAGTTACACAAATGTAAACTACTTTGAGAGTTTAGATTCTACTAACCCTTGCGGGGAGATCAGTCTCCCCTCTTATGGCAACTGCTGCTTAGGAAATGTTAATCTTTCCAATATGGTTATTGATGGTGAGGTTGACTGGAAGAGGCTGGCAAGAACGGTAAGAACTGGTATCCGTTTTTTAGATGATGTTCTTACTGTTAATCACTTTCCTACTAAAACCTGTAAGGAAGTCGCTCATAGATCCAGGCGCATAGGGTTGGGCGTAACTGGTCTGCATTATATGCTTATAAAACTGGGAATTAGGTATGGATCTGAGAAGTGTTTGGAATTTCTTGAAAGGCTGTTTACCACTATTAGGGATGAAGCTTACAAAGAATCTGTTTACTTAGCCAGAGATAAAGGCGCATTCCAGGCGTTTGATTACAAAGAGTTCTTGGCTCAAGATTTTGCAAAGACTCTCCCAGCTAGAATACGAATGCTCATCAAGCAACATGGCATTAGGAATGCTGTCATGCTAACGATTCCTCCCTGCGGTACTATTTCCATGCTTATGGGGGTGTCATCAGGCATTGAGCCTATTTTTGCGGCGATGTATTTGAGACGGTACAGGGACGGCAATGTTAATAAGGAGCAGCTTGTTGTTGATCCTTTATTCGAAGAATATGTTAGGGAGGGTATGGAACTGTCTCCCTTTGCTGGGGCATATGATGTTACTCCTGATGAACATATTTTGGTTCAAGTAGCAATTCAACGCTATATTGATTCTTGCATAAGCAAAACTATTAATCTCCCAGAAATTACACAGCCAGAAGACTTGGCCGATACCGCCTTAGAGTATGCTCATTATCTTAAGGGTCTTACTGTTTATAGGGCGGGATCTAAAGGGGAGGAGCCTCTTACTGCTATCCCTCTCACCGATGAGAATATTGACAAGTATGTACGAGGAAAGACTGTTGATACTGCCGTTGCTGATGCTATGGTTTGCAGTATGTCAGGCGGAGGTTGTGGGTAGTGCCTACTTACAGATTTAGCTGCGAGGAGTGCGCCCTTTATTGGGATAAGGAGCGCCCAATGTCCGAATCTGATAAGGGGTCTATGTGCCCGAAGTGTAAAAAGAAAGGGCTTAGAGACTATGGGTGGGCGCATACTCACTTTGAGGGGTATGATTTTACCACTAATCAGAATAGTATAAAAGATTTCTATGCTGGTGATGATGAGGGTAGGGCAAAAGAATTCTACAAAGAAGCTGAAAATGAAACTAAAGAACGTGTTGAAAGTAACAATCCTTATTCCGCTATGACTCCAAACTATAAGAATCTTCATGCCGCAGGAAAAGTTCGGGTACTAAACGACAAAGATACGAAAAAGAAAAAAGAACAGTTCAGAAAAATGTCCCAACACGCCTATCATAAGCATGGCGTAGACCCTATGAAACCAAGTTCTGGACAGAACATTTAGACCACAATGAATTACGAGTTTAGCGACAATATCCAGAGGGGCATCTTGTACCTTCTGAAATCTAATACTGACTTTTATGTACAGATTGCCAATCTGGTAAAAGCAGACTATTTTGAGTTTCCTTCACACTCCTCTTTGTTTTCCATTGTAAAGGCGCATTACGAAGAGTATCTTTCCCTACCTAGTGATGAAATTATTATTGAGGAAGTTCGTAAGACTAAGAAGGCCAGAGAAGATTTGGCTGATTACGAGGATGAGCTTCTCTTAATTAATAGTGTTGACACTTCAGCTGTAGAGAATCCTGAGTATATTCTTGATCTGGTAGAAGATTTTGCCAAGAAAGCTGCCATGAAAGAGGCCATTGCCAAGTGCATGGTTTATCTCAAAGAAGATAGGTTCGCAGAGACAGAAGTGGCAATCAGGAACGCGCTAACGGTAAGCAGGGAAGTTGACCTTGGGCAGGTGTACTTTCCTTCTGTAAGTGACCGTTGGGAGCGTCTCTTAAGAGTAGATAATACGGAGAAGTACAGAACTTTCCTCCCCACCCTTACCAAAGTCCTAGATGGTGGTCTAAGTTCGAAAGAACTGGCTATGGTTGTCGCGCCTCCTGGTGTGGGCAAATCCCTCTTTCTCGTAAACCAAAGCGTTGAAGCGATGATGGAGGGTAGGAAGGTTCTGTACATCTCTCTGGAAATGTCGGAGGATAAGATCGCCCAGAGGTTCGACTCTGTTATGACGCTTATTCCTCAGTCTCAACTTAAGTCCGACCAGTCCGTGTTGTACCAACGGTTGAAGATATTTAATGATAAGTTCTCAGAGGGAAGACTTGTTATCAAACAGTTTCCTACTGGGCAAGCTACTATTAATACTATAAGGTCTCTTCTCGTTCAGTTGCGAAACTATGAGCAGTTTGAGCCTGATCTTATTGTTGTTGATTACTTGGAATTGCTCCGTCCTACTGCACAGATACTCCAAGAATACCAAGCCCAGCAGAGGATAGCAGAGGAACTTCGTGGCTTGGCTGTAGAGAACGATGTACTTGTATGGACAGCAACGCAGACTAACAGGCAAGGTAGACAGGTTAAATTGATTACTGATGCCGAGTTAGCCGATGCTTACGGTAAGATAAGAACCTGCGATCTGGCTGTATCTTTGAACCAGACGGAGGAAGAATTTGATAGTGGTTATATGCGGCTGTATGTTATGAAGTCTCGTAATAGCCATCAGAGATTTATTGTTCCTATTGATGTGAATTATGGTTCCCTCAGAATGACAGAGGGTGAACCTTGGGAGTCTGACGATGAATGATGCTGAAAAGCTTTTACATATTTATGCCGAGTTTAATTGGGATGATTATATTGATATATCCACTAATTTGGTAACTTTAAACCTCCACGATATTGATGGTGAGTTAGAGAAATTACCTGGGCAATATGCTAGGTGGTCTGGCCTCCTCTCCGTGGCAGAAAAGGAAGTCAAACGGGCACGAACGGAGTTGGAGCAGTATGTGGCCATTACCCGTCAAGATGAGACGGAACACAGGGCATCCTCTGGGCTGAAGGCTACTGATAAGTACCTTGAGTCTTATGTCCTGTCCCAGCCCGAATATAAAGAACACCAAGATAGACTTACGGCTGTAAAGTTTAAGTACAATCTTTTGAAGGATCTGGTTTCTGCGCTATCGGTTAAAAAAGACACACTGATCCAGT